TCTTAGTCCATTGAAGGCATATCCATTTGTAAGCAACAGCACTACCAGGAGGTTGCCAATCAAAAGAAGCACCATCATCTGATCTTGCTTCAAGAAAGCTTTCTATTGTATCTGAATCTGATTCAGAGACATCAAAAGTCAAAGCCCAAATATACGGTTTTGTATTCAATCCAAATTTAATTCTATGCTGGTAGCCATCATTAAATTGCGTAGTTCGAATCTGTGAAGATGTTGTTTTACGAGAATTATAGGAAGGATTTATAGAGGGAAAAGTAGCCATTATCCTAATAAACCTCCTGGTCTTTTTTGTTTAATCAATTCTGATTGTATAGCAACAGAAATTAATTGACCAAGTTCTCTACCTTGTTGTTCATCACCTTCAACAGAAGAACCAGAAGCATCTACGTTTACTACGATATTTGTTGAACCACCAAGAGCATGATTAGGAGTGACTGTACCTGTAACTCCAGGAGTAAATAATTCTGGGCCTCTTTCTCCAACTAAATGTGTACGGCCGGCTTTAGCTACACCTCCATCAGCTAATGGTGTGCCAAACATAGGATCATCAAAATCTCTTCCGAATCTATCTGTTCCACCTGATCCAAGTTTATTAGTAGGACTTCCACCTCTTTGTCCTGCTATACCTTGACTAAAGAAACTTAAACCAATACCTAATATTTTCATTTGTATTTGTTTTGCAATCATCTGTGCAGCCATATCTAAGAAATGGTCTGCTGTACGCATAAATAAATTTCTTAATGCCTCTTGTGCTGTCATTGAACCACGAACAATACCTTTAAATGATTCAGAAAAAGAATCCCCTACTGTTCTTGATAAGGATATTAATTGTTTTAATGGGTCCATTAATTCTCTTAACTCTTCTTTAGGTTCTGATATCTGTCTAACTATCTCTCTAGCTTCTAATCTTCTTTTTTC